AATGATATTAGTCTGTCTCAGAGCTATTCGATACGTTACGAGACTTATGTCACGCAGCGTACCGGAGAATACTTGAGTATGGCTAATGGGTTGTTTGCGAATACATGGTTTCAGTTCTACCACCGTGAACCCGTAGTCATCAGCTCCATAGCTGGTGCTTCCGGTAGATTCGGAAAAAGGCAGGCGACCTATTTGGCCGCACTGCTCCACCAAATGGTGGCGAATCTTGTTAAATAATAAGTTAGCTTCAACGAGTCCTTTGACTCAATAAAAACATGACAAATGATCTAACAATCAGTACCCTGTCGTTCGTCCAGAAATTCAGTGATGAATCTGGCTCCGAACGGCGCGAAATCTCTCGCGGAGTTAATCTCCCCGAGGTGATGACGATTAAATCGCAGGATTATGTGGATGCTCAGACAAAATTGCCTGGCAAGCGCACGGTTCTGCGGTTTGATAGGTACGTGGCTGGAGCTGATGGCAAACCAATCGCCGTCAGTGCATACCTGGTCTGTGCCGTACCAACAACGTCTGCCGTAGTATCAAGCGATGTCACTGCTGTCATCGCAAGAATTATGGGGACGCTGGATAATACATCACCGAACCTTAACCTCATTACGAATATTTTCGTTAATGGGGAACAGTAATAAACCTATAAAAAGGCCTAAACCTGTTATGGTTCAGATATGTATGAGAATTGTCTTCAACATCACTTCGTTTCCACGTTCTATCTTTTTAAAGATAACGCGTGGCTAAGATTAGATTGAGAAGACAGTCCTATGTACGCACCTGTGAGCCCTGGGTCAACAGTTCGGTTACCCGAACCTTGATTCTTCCCGGGCCATATATGGATCAGGCAAAGCTATCTAGCCTAATGAACATGTTAATTAAAACATATTATAGCCTGCTAGCAGACATCTCACAGTTATCTAAGTGCCCATTGGGCGCCCCTGATGACTTACCGATGAGTTGGGTCCTTGTTGAAGGACCTAAGCTAGACAAGGCACTGTTAAGGTACATTGAGAACAATGAGCTTGAAAAGCCCATCTTCCCTGAGTGGCTATCGCCGCTTTGGGAGCGCTTCCTCGCAAAAAACGAGGCAGTTGATCTGATGTACCTGAGGCAGTGCCTAGTATTCTGTTACAAGGCCGAGTTCGAACCGTCAACAGAACAAATCGTAGACTCCGAAAGGAGTTTTCGAGATGTCGACTTGGATGTTGGTTTATGGGATGCCTGGTTTAACAGCCAGGCTACCAAAGAGCCCTTGTTCCGGTCGGCGCGATCTATAGTTGGTTCTGTTATTTATAGAATCAACTGGAGAGACATAATCCCCTCCCATGGTCCTGGTGCGGTTTTTCCGTCCCGGATTCCATCGGAGAAGAGTCGTTTCTCTGTCTACTACAATAGCATCTGTCAGCTCTACCCTTATGATCAATACTTCTGTGGCCTCTATTCCTTTTGGAATAGCACCATGGTGGAAAAAGATCATCTGATTGAGTCTAAGGATGATATTGTATGTCGCCTTACTGCCGTCCCGAAAGATTCTCGGGGTCCACGCTTAATCTGCGTGCATCCTGCTGAGTCGATTTGGATCCAGCAAGGTCAGCGACGTCTGCTTGAGGAAGCTATCTCCCGTTCACCTATTGGTCCTTTTATTAACTTCAAGGATCAGACAGTGAATGGCCAAATGGCCCTTAAGTCCTCCCTCAGTCGAGAGTATTGTACTCTCGATTTGAAGGATGCAAGCGATCGTATTAGCTCGGGATTGGTTCAGTACCTCTTTGGAGGTGCCTATCAGTTCCTTGCGTCTACTCGCGCTAGTCACGTCGTTTATTCTGACAATCGTGTTGAGAAACTGTATAAGTTCGCTCCTATGGGAAATTGTTTAACATTTCCTGTTGAGAGCTTAGTCTTCTACAGCCTTGTTCGAGCTAGCATACGGTGTCAATATGGTATCGACTGTGTTAACATCTATGTCTTCGGAGACGATATCGTGTTTCCTTCAAAATACGCT